GATTTGACATAATACAAATTATACGAACTTCGACTAATCGCAAACGATTGTAAAAGCCCCCATATCCATGGGATGTAAACGATGCGGGACCGGCCTACTGTGCCGGTCCTTTTTCTTTTCCGGGACGAACAACATGCGGTATCCAAATCTACGCTATGCCCATCCGAACGAACTACATTTTCACGCTTCAGGAATACCGATAAAGGAGCTGGCCAAGCGATTGCGGCGATCAGAAAAATCTGTAACGGCGTGGCTAAATGGCGACAGGAAGATGCCTTACTGGGTTCCAGAACTGATCAGACTGCAAAGAATGGAACACTTGGAACGCATGCGGCAAATGGGAATGATGAGCGACTTTAACCGACGCGCCTACGCTGGAAAACACCTGGTGTTTTTCTCGTCACGGGACACCGAAGCAGCCAATGACAAAACCTACTTCACACGCAAATATTTTCCGATCAAATTGGTAGCGTCTTCCTCGTCACAGGTACCGACCTCATATTCGTAATACCAGCAACGACCAATTCGAAACATGTCATTGCGCGGAAAGTGACCACCACGACACGCATAATCGCGGTAAAACTGTTTCGACTGCGTATAAACACCCGTGTAGGTATATAAATGAACACATGTGCGGCACGGGCAATTCTCAGGAAAACCGTCGCGTATCAGAGCAGAATCGTTATCAGAGGCAAGCATACTAATACTGTATATTCGAACAGTATCATGGGCAACAAAAAAAGGGGCCGAAGCCCCTTTTGTTCCTCTTGCTCTACTACTTAACGGGAATCTTCAGGCTCGAATTTATCCCGTAAGCGGCCGGTGACAACAGTGCATTCGAACCAGAAACGCCAACTGAGTTAAACAAGGAATTCCGAGTCGCAGGCGCAGGCGCAGATGAATCGACAACCGGCGTATGAAAGCCGGTCGCTTGCGCAATAGCTAAGCTGTGATCGCGGTCGGCGACGTTATGATACCCCTCGCTACTTTGGAAAATGATCCTGCCATTTTTCCAAAATCGCCAGCGGTGCTTTCCACCCTGAAGGGACACTTGATCAAACTTCTCAAAGTAAGAATCCATAGGACCTCTTAAATAAAAGCCCGCCTCCTCGCTTGACCGCCAGACCGACATGAAATACCATGCCGGCTCTTACCTGTAAGCCGTACGATTCAGCAAGCTGGTGACCGATAGGTGAAATGCCTATCGGTTGTACTACGCGTCTGGTATCAAGCAGACAACGCATTATAGCGTATCCAAGGCAAAATACTGTATAAACTACTGTATAAAAGCCATTCAGAAATATTCCTATTGTGCAACCTATTGCCGCTAGAACGGCACGGCAACGTTCTCACTTCGCCCAGGTGCAGTAGCCAGCCAAACAACGCCTAGCGCGTTATTGCACCATATCGTCATACCTTCCAGAACACCCTCGCTGGCCACGGCCACAGCGGCATTTACAGCCGACAGCATGTCATCGCTATGCAAACGCCACTGAACGACTTCAGGCTTCGGAATGCCACGGCTGGAGAAGAATCGTTTTTGATCGAGCTCACGACATTCCATAGCCTTAGTGCAGTACTTGGCCAGATATGCGGCAAGCTTGTGAAGGGCGTTTTTACCGAAGCCGAACTTGCTCGGATTGCGAACGTTGACCTGCCCCATTTGCTTACCGTCTTGCTGCCCTACTACGCGTTGCCATGCCGAGCGCAGCAGCATGTAGTTTTGCCGACCGTGGACGGCAATATGAAAATGGATTGCACCCCTCGCCTGATTTTCCATGACAGCTACATAGTGAAAATCGATGACCTTGTTCAACCGGCGACGGAATGAATCAAAGTCCTTCAGCGCCCTCACCCGGTCCGTTACGTTATCGCGATAGGTCAAGGTGACGAGCCGGTCAGCACCAATCTGTTTGCATCGTTCGCGGACGGTCTTTTTGGCCTTCTTACCGGCCACTTCGTCATTGCGTTCGCGCTTTTCAGACTCGCCGCGCTTAGTGCGGTTATTGGGGAATGGAGACAATGCAGCGCCGTTGAAATGCTTTTCCTTGCAGACGCTGACTTCCATCTGGCCATCTGGAAAAACCGTCTTGCGAAGCGTGAAAACGTCAAACCATGCATTACGCGCTGGCTTTTCCTGAGGAACGTTTACAACGGAATCGAAACTAACGTATGACAGCTCACTGTCATTTTGATATTCTGGCTGCATTCAGGTACCCGCCGTAATCGGTTATCTGGACGCCCCTGACAGGTCTGCAAACCTCTCAGGGGCTTTTCTTTTGCACTTCGTCTTACTGCCTTGACACACCGTTTCCGGTGCTGAATCCGTTAAGTATTGCTAATACAAGTTTAGGCGCCGGCTTCGCCGTCGCCGTGCTCCTCCGTCCGCGCGGCTCCGCTCAGGCGGACGCCATCGAAAGCATTAGCGACGAGGGAGATGAAGACCCAGATCAAGAGTGCGAGAACGCACGTCAATAAGAGCCAAACGGCCAACGCAGTGGGCAAACTATCAATCGTGAAACCGGTATAAGTCATCGTCGCTCCAAAGGTAATCACGCTCTCACATCGTCGCAGGCCGGGACGACCGGCCTAAACGCTCCTACATGTTCGATAGATAGATGGGGGTTCCGCTTCGCTCCAGCCCTCGCGGGCCTCAAATCGCCCCCATTGCGATGCTTTAAGCGTTTGGCTTGCCAGCAGACGATGCGGGCATGTTTGCGGCAGGATTGACGCCAACTCGCGGCGCGTCGCACGTAGCGTAGAACTTCGCAGAACCGAACGATATTTCTGCGATGCAGTCGTTCATGGCACGAACCGAGTAACCGGACTTTTCCAAATCAGTCTGATTCATGGTGTAAACCGCTTGCCCGTTCTGCGACACCGAGAATAAATACATGGCGCGTGACTCACTTTGCAGATGGCCGGATATGTGCAGACCCAAACCGGCCAAAGGATGCGACTTGCTGGACGCAGAAGTTTCATAAGATTCTGTCTTTGCGGCCGTTGCTGGCGGCACTTCGTGAGACACCTTCTGCACATCAGTCTTACGTGCCGGCTGTATAGACGCTTTCTTTGGCGGCGTTTTTACCTTCATCGGATTGCCCGCCCAAATCATGCCGCCAATACCGAGAGTCAAGCAGATCGCCGCCCACTTGAACGTCCAATGCTTCCAGATCGGAACGATATCTTTCGCAGCAGCCTCTTTACCTGCCGTGGTCGATTGCGTATGCGATCGGTAATACTTAAAAAACGTCGAATCGTAGTCGCGCGTCGTTTCATTCATCACAGTGCCGTTAACACCATCAAGCACCTTGCGCACGTACTTGTCGGAGAAGCCTAGATGCGTTGCTTTGCGAACGCGATAGCACAGCTGAACAAGTTCTTTGATCGCCTGATTCATCTTGCCGTGACTCTGCGTCATCAACAGCACATCACAGCGACCGTGGCGATGCTCTGCAAACCATTCTTCAACCGCTACAGGTGTACCGCGCCTAGGCAATGGCTTGTGGCATTCGTCAATAACATAGAGCGGGCCTTCGCCGGTTGTTGGATGACGCCACGGATCAGTCCAACGCGTGAGGTCGGTTTCTTCGTCGTATTCCTCACGACCGTAGTCTTCAACGTTCGCAAACGGATTCGGGTTAAATGACTGATCTGCGACAGTGCCGAACCGCTTAAACATGAAAGCCGCTTTAGCTTCATCGACTTCAGGACGAGGCTTCATCGTGCGGCGTCGGATATCAAGCAGTGCGCGCCATTCATGCGGAAACGCATCGAGCAACAAGGGCAAATTAGTTATGACCTTGCGGCCTTCAATCAATGCCGGGATGACGTGAAACGCAACGGCCTCATATGACTTACCGCCACCCGGTGCGCCAAGCAAAAGATTGATCATGGTCAGCTACCCAAACGAGTAAAAGGAATGATCTGCAAAGTCAGCTTGATTAGAATCGCGGCCAACAGGATCGCCATGCACTCACCCACTCTGCACAGACCAAGCATGTTCACAAGGTCAGCAGGCAAGCCGCTGATGTACTGCGCAGGGTTCAACAGCGCGAAGCCATCGACTCCCGGCAATGCACTTAGAATCGTTTGAATGAGGCCGAGAAATCCTTCCAGCATCCAGCACACCAAATCCGTACCCATGAGCCACAAAGCAGCGAATACAGACACAAAGAGCGCACCAAACCACGTTGCGACGGCGACCAGCTTGGCAAGAATCGCAGTGAAGAAAAGACCCATAGCAGCACCTTAGAAAATGATTTTGCGGGCGGTGAAAGCGGCAGTCGTCATCAGGATCAAACCAACCGCTTGGAATATCCAGCACGGCACATCAAACGGCATCGTTCCGTAATTCGCGCCGTGCATAATATTGAAACTCATGGCCCACGCTGGACAGCTTCCACCACCGAAGGACGGAAACATAGACCTAATACCCTGCCAGAACTGAGTGTCGGAAATGTTCGGCTGATGATCGCGCCAAACACCAGCTATGCCATCCGGATACTTCTGCTCGTAAAGGTCAGGAACAGGGGGCATGGCGGCATCAGCAAACGAATAGTCTTCTGGATCAGATTGCTCAGCTTGATCTGCGGCATGCTCAACAGTCGTCGTATTAGTCGTAGTCTGATTGGTGACATTATTGATAGTGGTTGACGTCGTCACCGTCTGACTTGGAAAAGTAGTACGAGAATCGTTAACAGTAGTACCAGTTGTAGTAGGGCTGACCACTGTCTTTTCTTTAGTAGTCGTCGTATCCGTAGAGCCATCAGGATTAGCCCTTGTCTCTGTCTTCGTAACGCGTTCAGGAGACGTAACAGGAGGCGCGGTAACAACAAGGGGCGTGTTTCCATCAGTAGGGTTATAAGCGTCAGGCCAATCACCTGAATAGTTGCGCTGATCAGACCTGATGGCATCGTAAAGCGTCTTTTGATATTCCTGCTGCTGACGGAGACGCTCATCTACATCTGCCTGGGTCTGAACTTCAGTAGCAAGGATATATTCCGGAACGTAAAAATCTAACTTGCGAACAATAGAACCCGTCGCAATCTGTGAATTGTTAGGATTGGTTTTTGAAGTAATGGTGAGGGTACAAGTCAACGTGCTTGAGCCAGAAACACTCTCTACCACGTTCCATGCGGCATCAAAACTTGCGTATCCGCTCGTATGGAGATCGTGACAAGCAGCCGCAGCGGACTTAAATATACGAGCAGGAACACCGCACTTACCACTGACAAAACCGCCAGAGCAATAACCTGTACCAAGCGCATCGCCGCCGACATCAGGGTGCTCGGGGTATTCAAGAGCGTCACCGGCAGCAGTAGAACGGTAGCCTTTTTCGCGAAGCAAGTCCGCCAACTCCGCGAGAGCAATTGCAGTTCCAACAAAAGGAATAGCCTTAGCAGCAATTTTTCCAGCCGCTTTGACGATAGCAGCACGCTCAACCTGAGCGGCGACGGAAACAGGAATACGAAGGCCAGAAGGCTGGACAAGGACATCACCAGCAGAAGTAGCAACCACGCCAGTGCCAACAGCGCTTGTCGTTACCGAGCCAAGACCACGGACAATTGCGGAGGTTTGCGGCAAAGGACCAGGGTCAGTGAACGCATGCGCATAAGGCACAAAGAAAAGGGCCACCGAGATCAGCAGCCCTAGACAGAAATAATAGAGGTTTCGCATCATCGACCTTTGCCAAGAGCGAGAATAAAAACAAGCGCACTGATGCCACCGAGCATTGCGATCAACGCCCAAAACAGTGCTACCAGTGCGCCCGTCACGCTTACGCCTTTTTGACGCCGCGTTTGCCGAGGTCGATGCCTTTGAAGGCCATCGTGATACCGATGATGATGACGCCGGTTGCACCGACGAAAGCCGCCACCGTGGTCAAATCTACTGCTGCGAAAATTTCAGCCATTTTTTGTAACTCCTCTTTACGAAAATCCCCTGTATGCCGGGGCCACATTTTTCCCAATGCGGGAGAAATCAATTACTGACAGCACTCCTCATGCGAATGGAATGACCATTCGTCATCGTCATCACCGTCAAACGAATCGCCACAGTGAGGACACTGCACAGAACCCAAAGGAAGACCGTCGTCGTATTCGTGTTCGTTTTCCATGTCAGAGCTTTCTAATCACATCGACGGCAACACCGAGGGCATAACCGAGCGACCACATGAACAGGACGGAACCGAAGCCCCACGACCAAACGAGCAAGACAGTGGGCGCATCAATGCCAAGGAGAGCGTAGTCAGCGGCTGTCATATATCCGACCCGCAAACCACCCTAGCGCCGCGATACTGATCGGCGTCGATCACATCACCAAGACTCAGCGCGTGAGAAAAGCCAAGGAAGTAATCGGCACCAGCACCAAGAAATTTTTCGTCGTCACGCATGGCTTCCCAAAGTTGATAAGCCGCGTCATTGCCACACTGGATTTTTCGCAAACGAACATTTGCCAGTGAAGCGTCTACCCGTCTTTCGATGCCTAGAACTAGAGAGATAGAGAGGCCCAACGCAAACGCAGCGACGATGCAGGCGACCTGCATGAAAGTCATGATTAAGCGGCCTGTTTTTGCGGTGCAGGTGCAGGCAACGGATTGCCCTTTTGATCGCACGGCGTCAGCGAATTAACGACCGACTCGATGCGCTTTTGTTGAGAGACGGACAGACGAAAATCAACCAAATAAAAGCCCGGTTGCGTTTCCTTCAAATCCTGCGGAAGCACCAGTTCGCCGACCAACGGTTCCACGACACCGTCCTTGTTAGGAACGTGGGCGATGACTTGGGCCATGCGCATGTCATATGCGGTTTGCGATTTTTTGCCGATGCCGGACAGTGCCTTTACAAAGATGATTTGGATAAGAGTTTTCATGGTTTTTCCGAGCCTCTAGACTGGTTGAAAGGTTGTGTTATGTTTACGCCGGTAGCAGGAAACAACTAAGCCTTTATTTGCTTAGCATCAAGCTGCTAACAACGAATGCAGACTAGCAGTTTGATGCTAATTATTTCCAATGAGGAATATCTATGACTTACGAGAAACTAATAGAAATGGTGCTAGCTGGACGAAGCACCAACGCGACGGCGAAGGCGTTAGGCATACCGCAAAAAACGTTTGAAAGTTATGTCAAAGCGATTCACTTTCCACCATGCAGCACCACCATGCTGCTAGCCAGAACGGCGGGCGTTGATCTAGAGACCGCTGTGAAAGCAGTAGCAAAAAAGGAAATGGAAATTAAGACGAAAAGCGAAAAAGTGAAGATCGCTCTAGACAAATTGTCCGTGTCTTTTAAGACGTTGCTGCGCGGCGCAAACGTAGGCGGGAAGCGGGTTCCAGCCACGGCGTAGCAACTATTTTGCGATTAGTGCGAAGTACAAATTATACGAATTTAAATCTATTTAATGCAAAATGGAATTCTTGCTCATGGCGCTGGTCTGTGTCT